CCCCGGAGCGTCAAATGCCGCCCATTTCCCCCTTCGGGTGAAATGTTCGCCATTGGCTCCGTGGTGCCGACACTTCGGCGCAAGCGCCTTGGTCGCTGTCTGTTCCCTCTTGTTATTTTATTCCTCTATTTTTTATCTTTCCTTATCGGGAACCCTTTGTCCCTTCCGCAAGCGGAACGAACAATCAAGCCTGAAGGCTTGGTCTGTCACGCCGCGGGCATAGCCCTCGGCTACAATCGAACCGCTTCGCTCTCGATTAACTACTATTTTATACAGATTTATCCTTGATATAACAGCTTTTCTTTAATTTTCCGCGTCTGCCGCTTTTTCATTTAAATAGATTTTTATATTTCTGAATTTTCTGACAATTTTATTTCTTATAATTTTGTTAACGTAGTATCTAACCGTTCGCATCTTTTAAATCGTTTCCTATATTTCTACCTTTGAATAATAGTGTTATTTTATGTTAATAATTAAATAACATCTATTTACAAAACACGAACTATTTATTGTTATTTCTATTATTAATAGCTGTATTGTTCGTTTTTGTCATATTCGTATTCTTATGATATTCTTAATATTTGCTATGTAACTTTCTTGGTTACTTTCTTCTTCTCTTCACAAAAAAACGTTGTATGATTTTTCATACAACGCTTAATTTTTTATTCACATTTTAACAATGTTAACTATATTTATACTCGTTGGTGTTAACTCCATTCCTGGCATACTTTCGGAACAGACAATTTGTTTTCTTAGCCTATCTAAATCTTTTATATCAATGTTTCTTTTTTTGCTCAAAAATAAAACTTCTTTGCTAATAGGAATTACACCCCGCATATAACTAACAGTAACCATAAATCTATATCTCTCATTTTTTCTCATTATTACCTTTTCACTCCTATAGAAAATTATTTTATAATCATTTTTTCTTGTCATATACTTTTTTTATTGTCTTTATTTCTGTTTGTTCATTATGAGTTAATGTAGGAATATAATTGTCAATCAATATACTTAGCATTTCATCAACGCTTTTAACATCCATTACTGTAGTGAGTGCATTAATATAGTTAGAGTTATCCTGTGAGCATCGTATAGTAGTTGTCTTAGTGCTTCGTTTAGGTCTCTTAATGTTTTCTTCAGCAATTGTAAATACGGAATTTCTATCAAAGGTATTTTGAGGTTTTGGGCTTTCTGTTTTCTTTAATAAATTATTCTTTTTCAATAATTCACTCATGATTATTACCTCTCTCTATTAATTCAGCTGTTACTTTATCGTAAAGTCTATGAACGTTCATATCATGAACATCAAATTTTTTATTTACCTCTGGATCAATGATACCTGTCATGTCGTATCTTTTTAACCTTTCCATATTTTTAACTATGTTTTCAAATAAATTGCTTTCTCCAAATGTTTCTTTAGCATTTTTTAAAACAGATTTATCTACAATAGCATTATTTTTCAAAAGGACAGGTAAAATTCCTAATATATCAAAATTGACTTCGTAATTATCCAACAGTTCTTGCATATACTGAATAAAAGCCTCTGCGCCTACAAAAGATCGTTCTTGAGTCTGCAATACTATTACAACATAATCAGATGCTAACATCGCAGAATCGGTAAATAAGCTTAGTGTAGGTGGAATGTCAAAAATTATATAATCATATTCTTTATCAAATTCTGATAGTAATTTTTTGAAATATAAACCTCTTTCTTTTATTGAATCTGGAAACTTCTTCTCTAAATACAACGGATATGAAGTAAAATCTGCAAAACTTGGTAATAAAAATAGTTTATCATTGATTTCTGTTACTATTTTTGACAAATTATTTTCAGCAATCGCAGTCATTAAAGTTGTTTCAAAATTCACTACAATATCTTTTTGATTCTGAACTGTTAAAAGCAACATTGCTGTTGCATTAGCTTGTGGGTCTAAATCAACTAATAAAGTTTTATACCCTTTCTTAGCTAAATGATATGCTACCATTGTGCTATTCGTAGTTTTCCCAGTACCACCTTTAAAATTCCCGAAAGTTATTTTCTTAGCCAAAATCTACACTCCTTTTTAATCTACATATTTTTTTTATCTACATTTATAATACTATTAAATATATTCAGTGTCAACAAAACTCATCTACAAATCTACAAATCTACATGTAGATGTATCTACAAATCTACAAATCTACATGTAGATGTATCTACAAACAAAAAGCCTTATACATCAACATTTAATTGGCTATTTATTGATACATCTACAAATCTACATGTAGATGCATCTACAAATCTACATGTAGATGCATCTACAAATCTACATGTTGTTATAGCCTATTCCAATCTTATGTTTTTTTCTATAGACTACTGAATATAAAGAACAATTACATATAAGTCTAGGAATCGGAGGGGTTAACATGAGTACGAAGCAAAATGAGTTACAAGATAAATTAGCAGTAGAAGGTGTAAATGCAAATGGCTATGGTGTCATGCCTAAGCTTGTAATGCAAGATAAACGATTAACGATCGAAGCAAAATCAATCTATGCTTACATCGTTAGTTTTGCTGGCGCAGGAAGTACAGCATTTCCTAGCTTACGGAAAATTTTAGAGGACTTACAGATTAGTGAAAAGCGTTTCTACAAACATCGTAAATTGTTAATTGACTGTAACTATATTTCTGTTACTCAAATTCGTAATGAGAAAAAAGAAATCATCAAAAATTTATACACGTTAATCTCTAATCCGAAAATTGAAGAAGAAGTACAAGATGAGGGTATCCGTCAAAATGACTGTGACCCTATCCCCCAATTTAACGGATACCCTATCAGTCAAAACGACCGACATAAAAGTAACAGTCTTAAAATTAACAATATAAAAGATGATGATGATATTAATAACGCATGCGAAGGCAAATTAACTAATGAAAATTTCTCTAGCTATTCAAAACAAAAGAGCGTAGACTGTCCTTTGACAGTTCGAGAACGATTAACAACTGTACTCAAAGGAAAAGACTACTTAGCTCCGTTGGCTGTTTCTTTGCTTGCTGCTGGCGTGTCTGATGCAGACTGCTTAGAGATTATACAGTTTATTGTTACTTTGCCAGTCATCAATGAAGAAGTATCAGACCTGGTTAATGCACAAATACGTGCGAACGAAACAGAAGCTAAAACAAACGGTCTTACTAGCTATAAGGCTTATTTCATTACAGGCTTAAAACAAAAGCTAGAAAATGCCGATATTTTTGTTCAAGAGACAAATATTGTGAATCCTGATACAATTAAACCGTTACCAACTGTTACCATGCATAATTGGGTTTAATTTGTTGAATGGAGGAGGAAAGGAAATGCAAGAGGAAGAGGCTACGACCTATCACACATATGAGTTTCTAAAAAAAAGAAAAGATGATCCTAAATGGAAAGACCAGTACTTACAAAGAAAAGAAGAGCGAGAGCTAAGTACTTTGTACAGAATCCTGTTTTTTATGATTTGTTTAAACATCCTTATTTGGGGATATGGAATTTTTAGATATTTTTTTATAATTTGATATTTGGCTATGCTTTTTTGTAATTTAGTTCATTTTATTTGAATGGAGATGTTGAAAATGAAAGAAGAACAAAACAGAGTAGATAAATCAAAAAAAAAGAAAAAAACAAAAAGAGCCATCTTAATAATTATTTTATTACTTGTTGTAGGTGCTGGTATTTTTTTATTAGTAAACAATAAAAACTTATTCACAGGACAAACCACTAAAAATAAGACTGCTATTACTTCGAGTGGTACCAACGTGAAAGAAAATAGTGCAAGTAAATCAAATCAAAGAGTAAATAGTGCTAAGGGCAGTAATACAAAGGAAAATAAAACTAATGCATCAACCGACAACAATGATAATATAGGCTATTCTTCATTGAATATTAACCAAAGAATTAGTTTAATGGCACGCTTATATGACAAGCTCGATTTTAAAGATTTTGTCACTATCTCTTATAATATAACTGAGCTACCTGATGGAACTCAAAATGTTGTTATTACAAATTATGGCCTTAATGCTCATACAGAAACAATTGCTTATAAAGTAGACAAAAATTCTATAAATCCAATCTCGTTTCCGAGCGATCAAAAAACTACAAAAAATGATCTATTTAAAATATATGAAAAAAACAAAGAGCAATACGATGCATTAGCAGAAAAAGTTAGCTATGATGCTTCTTTAGAATTTTCTCAAAATTATAAAGCATCTGAAGCCTCTCAAGATACGAAAGATAATTTTCAAGACTTAGATATAGAAGCTATTAATAACGGTGATTTTAGTACTTTGGTTGGAACATGGAAAAATGGAAAGGGAAATGTGCTCGTTATAAATCCTGATGGATTAGTAAATGATAATCAAAAAATAACTCCTGTCCAAAATTCTGATAAAACAAGCAAAGTCCCATATGTAAATATCAAGTCAATCCCAGAAGGACCAGGAGCAGCTCTTGGGTTATATAAGGTAGGATTCTTAAATCCTGAAGGAGATAATTCAGATACAACAAAACCTAGATTGGTTTTAACTCAGCAAATAGGAAATTATGAAGCAAATGCCTATTATTACCGTCAGTAAAAATTAAAAAGAAAGCTCAATAGAAAAGATTAATTATCTTTCTTAAAAGAGCTTTCTTTTTTGAGTTGTTTTAATAAATTTATTTTCTCATTTTTGGTTAGGAGAGAGAACTTAATTTTCTTATTGTTTAGCTTCTCTTTTTTTATTTTTTGAAAATCATAAATCTGCAATCAAATTTTTAAGCTTGTGCTTGATCGTTATCTACATTTCTACGTTGTTCCATAATTTCATCAAAAAGAGCGTCTAAAGAATCGATGCCGTGCTTCTCAGCGTATTCGTCAAGTAGTTCATTTAATTCAGCATCTATCTTATTATTTTCTTCATTCTTTTGTTCTTTAAGTTTATTTTCTGCATATATATAAACTTCATTTTGTCTGGATTCGTTCAATTGTTCAACTATGGAAACAATTTTATTTGTAATATTGCTAGAAGTTTTTAATTCTGAAATATACATAGGTACATCCTCATAAAAAAAAATTGCTGGATTAATAGAATAGACTTCGGCTAGAGTTTCCATTAAAGTGTTTGGAATTTCCCTTCTGCCTTTAATATAGTTATTGAAAGCAGCTTTCTTAATTCCCAAACTTTCCGCAAATGCTTCTTGTGATTTTCCGCTTTTTTTTAAAATTTCCATTAGTATTTCATTTCTAGGTTTCACAAAAACACCACCTTCCTTATACATAGTAACACCACGTACACGTTTTGTAAATATTTTACACGTTTTTAGTTGACAATACACATAATGTATACTATATTAGTTAACATAAGGAGGTATTTACATGAAGAAAAAAAATCTATTTCCTTTTATTAGAGCTGAACTAGCTAAAAGGAATATGACATTAGAAGATTTAGCTGATAGTATGAAAGCAATGGGAATAATAAAAGTTAGTGCATCATCTCTATCTAATAAATTAAATGGACATAGGAATTTTTTACCTGATGAGATGTTAGTTATTTCCAAAATATTAGATAGTGATATAAATCTCCTTTTTTTTAATATCTAGTACACAAATCGTATACAATGTAGTTAACCTCATGATATTCCTTTACCGTTATCCGAGTAAGGGGATATCTAACAACGTATAAGATATAAGGAGGGCTATTCATGAAAAAATGGACCACAAAAGAAATAGCCTACCTAAAAAGGTACGCTATCCTATCAGAAACAAATCAAGTGCTCAATATTTCTGAATTATCCAGAAAGTTAGAGCGAACATATGAATCTGTCTATAGCAAAATCTATTTTCTACAGAAAATGGGTGAGTTACCAAAAGTTGATATGAGTAAAGCTTTTAATATGTACAATATGCCGTGGACACCAGAGGAAGATAAACGTTTGATTGCTATGTCTAATCAAGGGAGTTCAAATAAAGAAATTGCTGAATCGTTAGACCGTACGACTTCAGCAGTTACAGCTCGACGCGAACGATTACAAAAGAAAGGCAAACTAAAAAGACAAAAAATTGATTTTAGTGAAGAAGAAGTAAAAATTATCGTTGATACTGTTACTTTCGACGAATATGGGTATGTTTCTAATTATGACGAGCTAACACAGTTACTTGACAGGAACTATGCACAAATTATGAGTAAAATATCCAGGCTTAGAAAAGAAGGACGAATTAAGCAACAACATGACAGAACCAAAACAAGCGTGAAATCAAAACAAGCAATGAATCAATTTAATGATGCACGATTCGCTCAATATAAAAAGAAGGAGGACAAACCAGTGGAACCAAGAGAGAAACAAACGTCGGAAATCATCTCTGTTGAATCCAGAGAAGTATCTTTGATTTTAACTACTGTGAATTTAAGTGATCGTCGCATTGATCAATACTATACAAAAGATGGCCAATTATTAGCCGTAAAAAAAGAGCCTACCTCGTTTGCAGACGAAGTAAGCACTAAACAAAAATAAGTTAATTAAATAATAACACGGAAAGCATTAATTTTAAATGCCTAAATACTATGAGGAGGGAATTTAATGTCTGAAAAAATTAGAACAGCCTGTAATAACATTTATGATTTTAAAGTTGTAGAAGAAGATGGTGTTAACAAAGTAAGCACTCCAAGTATGAATTTACCAAAAGTAGTAAAGGAACGAATCATGTTTTTTAGAAAATATCTTGATGATGGAATGACCTTTACAGGATGTCTACGGATGGTTATGGCAGTAGAAGATGAAACAGAGTTAAAAATGGATTTTGAAGCTGGCTCATACGAAGATTACTTACCAGCAACTGAAGAATTTAAAAAGTGGCGTGACGAATTTGCATTATCTCAATTACATGAAATGGAAGTTGCTGTTGCCCTAATTTATGGACTAGGTGGGGAGGAATAACAATGAAGATTGTCATAAATAAATGTTTTGGTGGTTTCGGTTTGAGCCATAAAGCAAAAATGGAATTTTTTAAGAGAAAAAATATTGATGTATTTCCATATGTTCAAGATTGGAGTTGGAATTCAGACGAGAGTTATACGAGATATACCGGACAAACATTAAGTACGTTAAATTTTATTAGCTATTTCAAAAAAGATCCTAAGATTGACAAAGTTTCGGGAACATATAACGAAGTCGAACAACTATATGGAATAGCTGATGATTTTAGTTTTTTGGACGATTCAAATCGAACAGACGAAGATCTTATAGCTGTTGTTGAAAAATTAGGAAGTGAAGCAAGCGATCGCTATGCAAAACTTGAAATCGTTGAAATACCAGATGATTTTGAATATAGAATTCATGAATACGATGGTTTAGAAACAGTCTATTATGGTTTGAAAATGGGTTCTGCTTAGTTTTTTGACGTTGACGATTAAGGAGGATGGATAACCATTGCTAATATCCTTGAAAGTATACAAAGAAGGATTTAACGAAAAGATTCGAATTGGTGATTCTCTTGAGTATGCGGGAGATAAATATATTATTATTCGCATACTCGAAATAAAAAAACTGTATTTTAGCAAATCTATAAGATTAGAAATTGATGTTTTGGCACAAAAAGTCGGAGAGCCAACTAATTGTAATGAATATAAAAAACAGGCTCAGCTAATCGATCGTTATGATCAAAGCAGAGACACAAAAAAAATGGTAAAAGTCGGTGATATTATATTTGCTGAAGATAAATATAGGAAAATAGCTTATGAAGTTATTTCAATTAATGATATTCATTATGAATTTGTTGAGTTAGTTGTCGAATACACAGTTAAAATGATTGCTCCATGGAATCATCATGAGATAAATAAAGCGTTGAAAGATGAGCGTAAAAGTACATTTAAGGTATTGGAAGGTGGAAAATAATGGATAAACAAGAAATAGGAAAATAAAATTTTTGGGATGAATATAGAAAAGCTGGTTGGAAACTATGTTCAAGAATTCTTGGCATAAAAGAAGAGGAGACAACAACAATGAATAAACAAGAATTGATTGAGAAATACAAAACAAAATATGCAGAAGAACCCAAAGACTGGAGACTTCCATCGGTAAATGCATCAAGACAAGCCTTATACTCAAATTTTATTAATGACTTAGAAAAGCTAGACGAACCGAAAAAAGTCATATTTTCGCATGAAGAAAAATTTGTAGCTGATTGGCTTAATGATTTAAGAGGTCAAATCAGTAATGTTAAGTTAAATTCTGGTGCTGTTTTCATGACGTTCATCGGCAGACAGTTAGAGCGATACTATGATGAAGAATACTCGTTTTTAACTGAAAAAATAGAGAGCTGGCTTACAGTTCCAAAAAATAAAGTAAGATTGTTTAATGCGATTGATAATGGCTACGAATTCGAGAAAGAGCCGCTTTATTATGTGAAGCTGCCCGATCTTAGACACTCATCAAGTGGAAATGTTTATGGATTAAAAAAGATAGTGAATGGCGAAATAAGAGTTGGCGTTTTTGATAAGCAAGAAATCGGTAAAACAAAAGATTCCCAACTCACTGAACAAGAAATCAAAGCAATTGATAAGCGCTATTTGGCCTTTGCTGTGAAAGTGGAGGAAGCGGAATGAATAAAGAACAGAGCTTGATTATTTGGAATCAAAATGGATCGACAATGAAATTTGAAAAAGTGGAAAAGTTTGACTTAGCTTTTGATGGAGAAATCTCATTTAACTATTTTGGAGTTAGTACTAAAAAAAGGCGTAAAGCAACGTTCTATACTAAAAATATTGCTGGTTATGCTTTAGAGATAGACGATGCTTAATGAGTATATAGTGGTACTAAATAAAATCCCAAAAAGGAGAAAAGCAAGTATATGAAAAATATACAACCTTACTTTTCTCATGATAGCAATGCACGAAATTCTGATGAGTTAATTCCAGTACGCATGAAATTTGGTGCAGAAGGTTATGGCGTGTATTTTATGTTGTTAGAACGATTAAGGGAAGAAGGAAACTACACGAGTATCAAAGATTATAATACGATAGCCTTTGATCTTCGTGTAGATACTTCAATCATTAAATCAGTTATTGAAGACTTTGGGTTATTTGCCTTCACCGAAGACGGTGAGTGTTTTTACTCCGAAGGCTTGAATAAACGAATGGCCTTTATGGAAGAAAAATCAAAAAAACGTTCTGAAGCAGGTAGAAAAGGCGCTGAAAAACGCTGGTCACAAAATCAAAATGAGTCAAATGCTATGAATGAGGAAAATAAAAATATAGCAAAAAAATGGCAAACTGATAGCAATGCTATAGCAAAGCCATCAAAAAAAAATAGCAAACCTAAAAATGCTAATGCGATTGCTACCGAAAAAAATAGCAATAAAATAAAAGAAAATAAAAACAAAGAAAATAAAATAAAAACAAAAGAAACTGCTGCTTATTCTAGTGTAGATAAGACAAAAGATAGTAAAGCTGTTTCCTACTGGTTAACTCAAGTCCACCCAGCAGAAGCACCAACGATTATGGAATCGATTAATTTTTGGGTAGAAGATTTTGGAGGATATGACGAAATTGTTATATTGGCCATTGATGAAATGTTGAAAAATGGGGCTAAGAGCTATAACTATTTGGATACCATTCTAAAATCTTGGGAAACAAAAAAACTAGATACACCTGAAAAGGTGAAAAAACATTTATCTGGTTATTACAACAAGCGCAAGAATGATAATAACCAAAAAGGTGGGAGTATGAGTGACTGGGACGAATTACTTTGAGTATTTATCACAAGTGCATGAAATAGACGAACGTTGCGAGATTCACGGTACTCGACTAAAAGTTTTTAAAGACTTTGAACCGTTTTGTCTAGCTTGTAGGGAAGAACGTATCAGGGAAGAAGAACAAAAGAGATTTGAACAAGCTTTTGACAGGAAGAAGCGACGGACTACACAAGAGGTTCTTTTAAAGGACAGCGTTTATACTGATTCAACACTGCAATCCGCTTGTTTTGAAAATTACCATGCGAAACCAGGTACTGAAGCAGAACAGGCCAAAGAATTTGCTATAAATCAAGCAAGGGAGTATTACCGATTACGTTTAGAAAATAATAAATCAATTGAGCAAGAACAAGAAGAGAAACAGCCAGCATTTACTACGGTCTTTAGTGGACCAGTTGGCGTTGGAAAAAGTCATTTAGCAATGAGTATTTTAAAAAAATTGAATGAATATAATGATTTGAGTTACTCGTGTTTATTTTTCAGTCTGGATCAATTATTGCGACGTATTCGAAATAGTTATGACGATGAAAGTGAGTATCTAACTGAAGCACGAGCGGTACAACTGGCGTTAGACGCTGATTATTTTGTACTTGATGATTTAGGAGCAGAGGTAGGAAGCATTGAAACGAATAAGCGAGCTACTGACTTTATGATTCGGGTATTAAATGCAATCGTTGATGGTCGCCAAGGAAAAGGATTGATTATTACAACGAATCTAACAAACTTACAGATTCAAGCAATTTATGGTCATCGTATTTACAGTCGCTTATTTGCAAACTCAAAAAATCATTTGTTTATTTTCAATGACGAACGACAAACACCAGACTATCGATTAATGGGCGGTGAAAAAAATGTGTAAGTGGTGTAATGACAAACGAGTGGTACAAGAATTTGATTCACTTTTTGGCATTTTGAAGGTTAAACCTTGTCCTGTTTGTAATCAAATAGTCAATAATTACGAAGCTCAAAAGGACGGTGACCTATTAAATGACAGACAATTTTTGGATGCTCCAGGGAAATCAATTGAAAAAATGGCGAGATAGAAGAAACCTAACACAAAAACAATTAGCCATGAAAATAGGTTGTCAACGTATGACGATTAGCAGGATAGAACAAGAAAAGCAAAAACCATCGTTAGAATTAGCCTATTCTTTAGCAAATGCTTTAGATTTAAAGATAGAAGACCTCTTTTTATTTGAAAACAAGGAGCGTGAAAATGTGTGATCACTGAAAATTATATTCATTCAGAAGGAAGAAGATTCGATGTACCGATTAAAAGAAAACGGACAAAAAGTAATGTAAAAGTTGGCGGCATTTATTGGTGTTCTGTAAAACCGTTTCAAGGTAAGATACGTGCGGAATGTTTAACGATTTACGATAATTCGGCATTAGTAAAAATTATCGTATGTGAAAAAGAAGCCGATGAAGCGTTACAAGTTCAATTAAATCACCTAACTGTGGTTAGCTTAAAAAATATGAAAGGCGTGTAACAAATGAGTAAGCAAAAGAGAAAGTCGTTAGCTTCTGATTACCCTTATAAGCGCATCAAAGAGGTTGCAAGACGTTATGGGTATAAATGTCTTAGTAACGTAAAAGAATGGGACTGTGGCCGTTTTGAGGCGTTTGACTGGCATATTGGAAAAGTAATCTTAGTAGACTTAAAGGAAGCGAGTGTGAGTGAATGGAATCCAATGACAAAAGAGTGGGATCAACAATAGAATTAGCGCCAGAACAAGAGAACATGATTCGTGTATGTACCCGCCAATACATGGATGATACAAATAATTATCCCAGAGCATGGTCTGATCGGAAAGACGCTGTTATCACCAAATATAAACCTGTCTATCGTCTAATGGAGAAATACCCTGATCCAGCAATGATTCAACGAATCGGCAATATAATTGTGGACGAATGGCGCAAGTATGAATAACCTTTTTTCGAAAAAGAGTTATTCTGTTATAATTAACAGAAAGAAGTAAGGAACAGGAGAATAACCCATGGCAAAATTCCAGAATGTATTTAAAGAAGCAAGTCGACGCATGAAAAATTTCCAAGCTCGTGGCTTTATTCCATCAGGTTCTAAGTATGTTTTCCAAGATTTTGTCAATGAAGTATCGGCAGAGAATAGAGGAGAAAACTATACAGGTGCTTATACAAAGAATGCATACAATCAAGCCTATGGATCAAATATAGATTACGATTCTTCAGAAACTTTTCAAGAGATTCAACAAGGTCGAAATGAAAAACTCGTTCAAATTTACCAAAAAGAACTACTAGAAATTTATCATACGAATGATTTCTATGATATGGCATCTGATTACGGAAATGGCCGAGGAGGAGGTTTCTCACCTTCTGAAGTAATGAGTATTGATACTCTTGAAGGACTAATTGATAATGCAAGCGAAGCTATGAATGTAGAGCCTTATCTATTTAGAAATAAAGTAGGGCGTAATAGAAGTGAAGAATCTAGTATGATGGACACATATCAAAACCAATTCATCGAAGAGTTAGGTCGCTTAATCGATGAAATGAGCGAACAAAAAATGAAATATAAATACTAAAAGTTAGGTGGAACTTATGAGCAATGAGGTAATGAAATCTGATGCATTTCAAACAAAAGTAAAAACAATGTTAGGATTAACTTATTTAACACGTGCCAAATTAGATGGTTTTAACGGAAATCACTACATTTTGAAAGACATCTATGTAAATTCTACTAAAAATACTTCGCAAATCCATTACCTTGGATGGGATGATCCACAAAAAATTCCCTTTTATCCTGATACAGATAGTTATCGTGGAGCAACTTCAGGAAGCAAGTACAACAAAGAGTTACTTGTTCCTAATGAACGAATGATTGAATATGATTTTGCTGAAGCATATACAAATATCATGAGAAACTATAAACTGCCATCGAATGTATACCTAGAAAATGTGCGTTTTGATAAAGAAAAATTATTAGAGCGGTTAGCTAGTTATGATAAACCTCAACCATACAAAGAATTATCAACGTTCGTTTTTGTAAAAGTTGCCATTGAAGCAATTGCAAAAGAAAGTACGTATACTGCTTTTGGTTCACATTTTCAACAATATCGAAAAAATCTTAGTCGTACATTAACAGTTACTGAAATTGAATTAAAGTTAATTATGGATTTTTATGATGTAAAAGCATTAGAAATACTAGAAACGTATACTTTCCGAACACGTAAAGGACTGTTAGAAGATTATTTTGAAAAAATTGATCGACTAAAAGAGGATGAAGAAACCAAATTCTTTTATAAAATGTTACGGAACAAAATTTATGGAACGATTGGTAAACGAGAATTGTCTGCTCACGAAGCAAAAATATTTAAGTTTCCAATGTATAATCGTGCGTTTTCATCAATGGTAGCTGGCGTGTTTAGAGATAGAATCGCACGCTATGAACAAAAGTATGTAGATAGTGAATATGGACTTGTATTAATTAAAACAGACGGCTTGTATTTTAAAAAAGAAGTACCTGAATTTGAAGCATTAAACAAAAAAGGGATTGTAAAGAAAAAAGTACATGTTATTACAGACCATGACGTAAAAAATTAAAAAAGAAATAAAAAGCGAAGCAGACAAGCTTTGCTTTTTTGATAGAGAGTGTGAAAAGAATGGAGAAAAATAAATATGAAACGGAAGAAGGTTATTTAAATGTGCCAATCATATGGGAAGAAGTGGAACAATTCGCTTTTTTAGTTGGCGCACGAAACGTAGGTAAAACTTATGGATTCTTAAATTTTTCAATCAAACGAGGACTAGATACTATTTTAGAATGTTTTGATTTTTCTACGCTACAGGAATTTAAAAAATTACCTACTTTTATGGAATCAGAATTTCAATTTTTATTTTTACGCCGATATATTACACAAGCTAAGTCTGCCAGTAGAAATTTAGTATTGGCTGATTTTTATCAACCATTTTTAGATAAGCTGCCTGAAGAAGTAAAAAAACAATATGAAGTATTTGTAGAATATCAGGGCTCTTCAGAAGAACCTAGAGAAATACTATTAGTTTTTAGAAATAAGGAACTAAAAAAAGATAAAAAATGTATTAAATTAGGTTATCTTGGTGCGGTAAGTATGGCAGAAAAATTTAGAGGACCAGGTCTGCCAAAAGTAAAAGTAATATTATTGGATGAATTTCAATCGAAAAAAAATTGGGATTATTTACCAAATGAACCTGTAGAGCTAGAAGATATTTATGAATCCGTTGGACGTTTAAGATGTGGAACTGGAGATATTAAAGTGATTGCATTAGGGAATTCAGGGACAATTTTAAATCCTTATTTTGATTATTATGGATATGACGAATTCACGGAGGTTAAAACAGTAAAACGTGAAGGAGAAGTTCTTTTTTATCATTTACCAAATAAAGCAAAAAGAAGCGAGCAATCTAAAAATTTATTTAAAGGATCAGCATATGGTAAATATTCATTAGATAATGATTTTGCGGACAATCAGTTATTTAATGTCATTCGCTTAAAAGAAGCAAAAGCACCTCGAAAATGTCTATATAATATTTTCTTTGGGGAAACATATATTGGTGTCTGGAGAACAGGAGACTATAAAATTCTAATTAGCCGTGTAAGTGATCCAGATAAATTAGATATTGTTGATCGGACACCTATAGAAGAACAAGTGCTAGATCAACAAGTATACAGGGTACTTTCAGATAAATTACAAAACAAACAACTTTATTTTGATTCGCCAGAATTGAGGTTAATTGCTGAAAAACACTTGCGCAAATATATTTATAATTCGGCGAGTGAATGGGAAACATTTTAACAAATAAAAAAACCACTCTATCAAAAATAGAGTGGTTTTTACGTTGTCAAGAGGTAAAAATGAGCGAAGTATGTCGCATTGATGAGCGATGTACGTCGCTTTTTGATTTTTTCAAAAGAAAACATGCTAAACTTCACTTGAAATTTAAAAACTGGTGAAGTAAAAAACTAAATTTGAAGGGAGGATAGGAAATGTTCAGTAAAGAAGATATGTTAACCTATGAAAAATTTAATAAAAATATACGAATGTTTCCTAACTTCTCGCTTGATTATGTTTATGGGAAAATCAATATATTTTATGACTTTCATAAAGATACACAAGGTAAAAATACAAACTATAATCGTGAGTTGCTTTTTTCAATAAGTACACTTAAACCTTTTAGAATTATAGCTCCAGCAGGGTATCGCTTAATTCAATTTAAAAGTGTTCCGAATTTTGAAAAAATTGAAACATTAGCAATTAAATTATCAAGGACACCAATTAGCTTTCGTGGGGAAATTCCTTTAAATCATTCAAATGGTGACTTAGAATCTGGTGTTCTTGTTAGAGTTAACAGTTTAGAAGAAATTCTAAAGCCTAGAAAAGATAAAGCATATATTTTACCTAATGGAGAAATGTATATTCTTGATAATGAGGGAAAGCAACTTATTAAAATAGGCGGTAGTGATGGGAATATTGACTTAACGAAGTATGCGAAAAAACCAGAAGATATTGATATCATGGACCCGCAACTAAAGGCATTCATTGAAGAAGTCATAAAAGAGTAGGAGTGATTGGTAGTGAATGATGTAACTAAATTAACAAAAGCAGTAAAAAAATTATTTGATAAAATAGCAAATCTTGTAACGAAAGAAGAATTACAAAGTTATGCAAAAAAAACTGATATTCCAAATACAGATAATTTTGTAACAAAAACACAGCTTGAATCTGATTTAACGAAATATGCGAAAAAACCAGAAGATGTATCGATTACAGATGCAGAATTAAATAAATGGATTGAGGACTTTATCAAATAAGGAAGGTCTGAGAGCAATGAATGATGTATTAAAACTAGCAAAAGCAATAAAAAAAATAGCTTCTTCCATATCAAATTTTGTAACAGAAGAACAATTGGAAAAAAAAGCAGATAAAGACGATCTCACTCAGTTTGTATTAAGAAGTGAAATCAAAAATATTCCATTGCAGCAATTACAAAATATTGGGGAGAAAATTTGGTCGGGTGCTTGGTATATGGGAGAAAATCAATCGATTAATCCGAGTTTACCATTAGATAAATGTCTTTCTGGTTGGTTATTTTTATATCAGCCATATGACAGTTCCGCAGGGAAAGGAAGTCCCTGGGATATGAACTATGTATTTGTTCCTAAAACTCATCCTATTGAATTTGGAGGCCGTGCAGTCGTTCATCATTTAGAAACATTAAATGGATCGAAATATAACAAGTATATCTATATAAGTAATACGCAAATTTTAGGGCATAAAAATAATAATACTGTTTCAAAAAATTTTGTATTAACACGAGTATATGCGATTTAAGAAAGGGAAAAGTTAATTATGAAAATTTGGATTGAAAATAAAATTGGCTATTTAGAAGGTTATTCCACAATGGAACAACCTAATCAAGTGAATTTGAATGTAGAAAAAGAGCCTACAGATTTTTCTAATTGGCGGTTTAATGGAAAAGTATTAATACATGACCCAGATAATGCACCCAAACCAGAACCAATACCACCAAGTGAAATAGAAATGTTAACCAAACAGAATGCAAAAATTGCAATGGAAATTGCAGGTACAAGAATAGAAAGAGAAAAAACGAATAAATTACTTGCAAAGACAGCAATAGGATTGGCTGAATTAAAAACGGAAGTAGGCGAAAAATAATGAGAGGATATCCAGAATTTGAAGATATTAAATACTTTTATGATGAAGGTTATTATACGGATGATGACATTGCTCATTATGTGGAGATAGGCTATCTAACATCGGAAGAATATAAAAAAATTACAGGACAGCCTTTGAGAGAAGGTGAATAAATTGTCAGTAGGGGAAGTAATCGCAACTATTAGTTTTTTTATAGGTATTATCACTTTTCTATTTAAAAATTATTATTCATTTCAAAGTAATACAGAAGCGATTAAAAATTTGAATAACACAATAAAAGAAATGAATCGCTTAATTAATAAGATTTCAGAGAAACAAGAATTAAGTGACGATCGTATTTTGAAACTTGAGGAACAAACAAAGTCACTTTGGAATAATCATAAAGATGTAGCATCAAGAATTAGAGAACTGGAGAAAGGGAGGGGTGCTTAATGGATTTTAGTTATGATGTTTTAGTCCCTATTGTAGTAATTGCATGCTTAATCGTAGGGTACGTTATCAAGAATACCGATGTTTTAGCTAATCATTTAAATGGATATATACCGTTAATTTTAGCTGTATTTGGAGCAGTTCTTGGATGTATTGCTAATCAATCAATTAGTTTAGAAAATGCTGTATATGGAGCTCTTAGTGGTCTGGCAAGTACAGGATTACACCAAACATTTAGTAGGGTATTTTTAAATTCTGAAAAGGACGGTGAAAATAATGACATTGAACGTCATTGATATTTCTAGTTGGCAGACAGGTATTAATTTAGGAAAAGATGGTGTTCCTGCTGATGGGGTTGTTATTAAAGCTACAGGAGGAACTGGATATGTTAACCCTGATTGTGATCGAGCATTTCAAGAAGCAATTAAAAGTGGTAAAAAAGTAGCGGTCTATCATTATGCACATGAAATCGGCTTTCAAGGAACAGCTGAACAAGAAGCGGAATTCTTTTTACAAAATATAGCTGGATATATTGGAAAAGCGATTCTTATCCTAGATTGGGAAAGTGACAATAAACATGATGTAGCATGGGCAAAGCGTTGGTTAGATACTGTTTATGAAAAAACAGGAATTAAACCATTATTTTATACGTATACACACATGGTTAATAATTATGATTTTTCTAGTATTGGAAATGCTGATTATGGGTTATGGATTGCAAATTATCTAAGTGACAAACCACAAGGATATAGTCAACCAGCACCGCCTATCAGTAATGGGTTTCCTTTAACAGTGATGTATCAATATACATCAAGTGGGAAATTACCTGGCTGGGGTGGATACCTGGATTTAAATGTATTTTATGGAACGCTTGAAGACTGGGACTTATATGCAACAGGAAGTAAGCGTCCAGAAAAAGAAAATGAAGAAATAAATAATAATAAAAAGGAAGTGGCAACTATGCATTGTATTTATGAACGACCAATGAGAGATGGAAAACCAAATAATGATAATGGAAACACGTGGGGGAAATATTATTGTAATGGCATTAATTGCCGTCATATCCCATATGAAGATAACGTTAAGTTATTGAAAGAACTATACAAAAAGAACAATGGACACGAAATGCCTGTTTATACAAAAGAAGATTGGACTATCTATGCACCGTGGTATAAACGATTAGAAGAAATGTTTCCAGTTGTCTAATTCTTGTTATTAATTAAAGGAGAGTGACACAAATTGTCTAGCTACACTATCGAACTAGGATTCTTATTAAGAGGGTTTTCAGATATTAATGAAAATCCTATGATGTACGCCTCTCCTTTTTCTATTATTGAGAACTCTCGAGAGAATTTTTTTAAGGCTTTAGGAAGATATCCTTTTAAAATTTGGGGAGATGAGCGGGACCAGGCGTTTAAAGAAGAATTTGAAAGAATGTTTTTAGAATATTTTTATATGAAAGAGATAGGATTTCAAACACCAGCCGCTTTTTATTTAGAATTAGGTAATTTTCTTCGTAGAAAAATGCCGATTTATTGTAATCATTGGCGTTACCTCTTAGAAGAAATGTACGTAACTAGTACAGGTAACAGTCAAGGAAGCACTACTAATGGAGATAGTAGAGTAATTGATTCTAAAGGCCATTCTGAAACGAATGGAAAGACTGAAAGTGATAGTAATACTAAAAGTGTAACAAAAGGAGCAAATACAGATTTGCCAGATACCCAATTAGACCTTGATGTTAGCAATTTAGATTATGCATCACAGGCAAATAAAACTGAATCAACTAGTGATACAAAAACTACAGGGAAATCCAATAGTATAACAGACAGCGAAGATCATACGATAAATAAAGGTAGTTCTTCTGGTAATTCTATTACAGATACATTTGGAAGAAATAAAGATGTGTTTGATATTTATAAACAATGGATTGATAGTGGCTATGATCTATTTACACCACTTTTTCATGATTGCTTAAAAGAACAAATCTTTATGCCGCTACTCTAGGAAGTGATTTTTATGAAACGTTTGTTAATTAATGAATGGCGATTATTGTCAAAAGAAGAGCAAGAAAAATATCACTATGTTAGTGATGAAGATGGGTGCTATTTTTGCGAAACGCCACCTGAAGAAAATCAAACAGAAGAAATTGATGATTTTGAAAAAATAATGAATAGCAAAGGGGAATAAAGAAATGGAAGACGTAGAAAAAACACCAGAAGAATTAGCAAAAGAAGAAAAACTAGCCGAATTTTTAGGCGAAGAAGTGAAAAAGGATGTTGAAGAAGAAAATCCAACTGATCCAGTTGATCCAATTGAGGAAGAACCTACTCCAGCAGTTATCAAAAAATTAAATCCTTTTGAATTTGTCTACACACAAGAAGGAAATGTTCTGATGAGCGATGAAACGTATCAGAAAATTATGGCTAAATTTTTTTAGTAATGAAAATTGAAAATAACCTGTAGAGGAGGTGAGGACAATGTCTGTATATGAAGGAACAAAAGAAATGCTACAAAAATTCCAAAATAATATATTTGAAAGAGTTAATCAATTACTAAAAGATAGAGATGGAAAAATTGAAAAAAACGCCTCCGATATCCTTTCTAATGCAAAACAAGCCAGCCAAGACTTAGATAAGCTAAAGAAAGAAACAGAGGCGCAAATCAAACAACTATCAGATCAAGTGACAGCTGCTACTGATAATACTAATGAATTAAAAAAACAATTGCAAGAAGCAATTAAACGTATAGAAGTTTTAGAAGGAAAAACAACATCTTAAAAAAAGAATGGAGAATGAATCATGGAAGAAACAAAAGAATTAATTGAAGAAGCAGTGGAAGAACAAAAACAAGATGCAACAAATACAACGTATGCAGAAGATGACGGTCAAGAAGAAGTAGTTGAACCAGCTGAAACTAATGAACCAGAATCTTTTGAACAGACTGAAGGCGACGTTGTTCCAGTAGAAGAACCAAAAGAAGAATGGCAAGAAGATGCTAATCAAAATCAACAAGAAATTGAATCAGATATTCCAGAAGAAGTTGGAACAGGAGCTTTTTCTAAAGCACGGAATGCGTGGGCTAATGGCTGGGGGGCTTAATCATGAATTTAGATACTACCCAACAAAAAGTTGCGGTACTTGAAGCGCTAGATAATATGTCGGTGTTTCTATCAAACAATAAAGAACATATGGAGCCTTCACAGTTAGCGCAGTTAATTATTGATCAAGAAGAATTAACAAAAAAAACACGTGTACTTTTCCTAGAAGAAAAGAATTTAGATTCTGTACTGGAAAAACTAAAGAATGAGGTTAATAACCAAGAAGAATTGATTAATAAACAAAAACGTTTGTTAGAAGTTACAGAAGCTGAACTCGAAGAAAGAACACCTGACGACGAATATAAAGGAGTGATTGCTAATGTTTAAGGCAGAGCTACCTAAATTTTTTACCGTCGAATCAACTGATCAATATTTTGTTGACGATGTAAACAAATTATTTGGATATAAAACCCATGAATCTTTTGAAGGCGAAAGCCTGAAAGAATTTATGGATGTATCCAATACATTGGAAGATCGTCTATTAGAATTCAATAACATCATCAACCAAAAATTGTCTCATTACAATGATTTAAAAAAAGCCTTTGAAAAGAATAATGAGCAATTACGAGAATTAAATGATCAAATTTGTGTGGCCAAAGTAGAAAAGAAAACTTTTGGGCATAAAACATTAGCTGAAACATATGGAGAAGGCGAAATTAAACCAGACCTTGTTGATCTAATTAAAAAAGAAGAGGAGTAGAAAATTATGAATGGATTTAAAAACTTAGGTGTTACCGCACCAGAATTTGTTAACACAGTTAGAGAAGTATTACCAGAACCTTATCGTAGCAATTTGCCTATTGCTAAAGCAGGACAGAAAGATTTTTCAGCTATTGGGGATGTTCTTGCTGAAGATGATCACTTTGCAAGTTTATGGCATAAAAATGCCATTAAAATGGTAATGAAAATTTTGCAACGAGACAATAAAATTGTTAATCCTTTATCGGAATTTGAAGGGGAATTAATTACATCAGGTGAATACATTGAGGATATGATTTTAGATATTGCTGAAACATTCCAATTTGACCCTTCAGCAGCTGAAAAACGATTGTTTGAACGCCGACCACCCGAATTGAAAGCAGTAATTCATAATCATAAGCGTGATGTTTCAAATGTACGTACGATTCAAGACACGTTAATTACGGATATTTTCCAAAGTGAAGCAGGTTTAGATCGTTATGTTATTCAAGTAACACAATCAATGCTTTCAGGTAATGAACAAGAAAAATACTATGAAACAAAAGCTTTGATTTCAACTGCTATTCGTAAGGGATTAATGCGTGTCATCGACTTAGGGAATAAAGTGACATCAAAAGACTTACAAAAAGCGATTTTACGGCATTCAAAACGAATGGTTCACCCTGGACGATTCTATAATATGGGAAATGTAGGACAACCTAATAATATGGGACGTACTGGAATCAGCATCCAGGCAGATCGCCAAGAATTACGTATGCTATTACCTGTTGATACATCTGTTGATTTGAATGTTGACTTCTTTGCTAGTGCGTTCCAGTTAGATGCAGTACAAAGTGGATTAGCTATTAAAGAAGTAGATGCTTTCCCAAGTATTTATGAATATACAAAAGATCACACGATTACAGATATTGATATGGCAAGTGGTTTCTTCAATGACTTTAACTATAAAGTCGGTGATGTTGTTCCAAAAGGAGCACAAGCAAAACCAGAAGCGTATGAATATGCGAAAGAAAACGGATTAGATGATATTGAACTAGTCTTTGACGCTTCACGTATTCAAGCGGTTATCTTAGACCGTCGCGCATTAGTGATCAATCCAATGTTAGAAACAACATTAGCATCACAACCAAACTCATTAGGACGTTATGTTCAAATTATTTTACAAGATAAAGAACTATTTTCTTATAGTCCATTTATGCCTGCTTGTGTGATCATGTCTGATGCTCCAGATGATTGCAATTCGCAGTGTGAAAAAAAAGTCAAAGATGTAACTGTTGATGGTAAAAGCGTAGTTGGTGAAAATGGGGTGGCTGATATTCCATACACTGAAGACGTGACAAAAGCAACTGATGAAGTTGTAAAAAATGAAGAAAAA